AACCATCAGGTCCTGTCAGTGTTTGTTCTATACACCACCAATATTCTTCTTCTGTTTCACCCTTCCAGGCAAACACTGGTATGCCCTGTTCTGCCAAAGCGGCCGCGGCATGATCTTGTGTACTAAAGATATTACAACTTGACCAACGTACTGAGGCACCAAGTGCTACCAACGTTTCTACCAACACAGCAGTCTGTATAGTCATGTGCAGACTGCCTGCTATTCTGGCACCCTGTAAAGGTTTTTGATCTTGGTATTCTGCTCTAACAGCCATCAGACCTGGCATTTCTGTTTCAGCAATGGCAATTTCTTTGTGCCCCCACGATGCTAGTGTGATATCTTTAATCTTGTAATCCATTAATTACTCTCCGCTGTTTGTTTCTTTTCTATTAGGTTTTTGTCCAGATGCAGGATCACTGAATTTTCTAGTCTTCATTCGCTCGGCTTCGGATACGGCCGATATCATGCACTTCTTAAATGCAGTTCTTTCTGCATCATTTATCGTTGATGATAACATTCTTTTTAAATATCCTGGAAATTTAAAGTTTGCGTTCGTTGCCATTAATCTTCTCCTCGGTTTAGATCATTTCTTTTTAAAATTCTATCATTGAATACCGCAGTGGTTCCTGGAGCCATGTCTTTGGTAACCAACGCATTAGTATATATCTTACAATTATCACCAATGACTATATTATTTTTCTTACCTGGATGTCCGTTTAGCACAGTTGCTCTGGTACCCGCATAGACGTTGTTGCCCAATATGACGTTACTCATCAAATAAACACCCGCCGACAGCACACAGTTATCACCAAGAGTGACATCATTGGCAAATCCACTGGCATCAGTTATATAACAATGCTTGCCTATTTTTGCACCTGTCCTGATGTTTACCTGCCTACCTATGTATGTTCCTTCACCGATCGAACACCCTTTACTGATTATGCTAGTGGGATCTATCAAGGTGTGGCAAGGTAATCCCAGTTCCTCTACTAACCGCATACGTTCTAGCCTAAGCTCATATCCGCTCTTAACTGAAGATTCCTGATTGCTATTTCCGTCCCAGAAATTACCCAGGAAGAATTTGACATTTTTGTATTTGTGTCTGCCCAAATCTTGATAAAGATCAAGTTCACTGCCCAGGCACGGAAGTCCACCAACGGAATCCACCCTTCCATCATAATATTGATCAAGAAATCCTAATACTTCAATCCCCAAGGCGTCACAGGTATCTGTTATGAAATCCCATGTTTGCCTACAACCAATGATCACCAATGGTTCTTTTGAAATATTAATTGACATTAAATTACCCGGTAAATATAGTAGTTATGCTAAAATTATATAGAGATATAAAAAATTTGTCAACCTATCATCAGGTATTAATTATACAGGCATTAATGTACGTGATACTTATTGTGGGTTTGATCGTTTCTTTTGACGGTTTACTGCTGTTTTGGGGATTGGTAACCAGTTGGTTACTATTTTGCATAGGCGGTAGTGTTAGTCTACACAGATGGTGTTGCCATAGAAGTTTTGAACCAAAAAATAAACTAGTCAAATGGTTCCTTCTTTGGGCAGGAGTACAGTCAACCCTGGGAAGTCTTCCGGGTTTCACTGCCAGCCATCGACAACATCATGTACACAGTGACACTGAACAAGATCCCTTCCGTCTGACAGATAACCACTGGCATAATTTTAAATTATTTTGGTATCATTTTCCAAAGATGAACCTCAGCCCCAAGATGATAGTGGACATACTCAAAGATCCAGATATGAAATTTACCCATGATCATTATTGGAAAATATGGGCGATAGTACCTACGCTAATATTATTGCTCGGTGGACCCACTATGTTTGTTTATTTTGTTGCCTTGCCGATCACCTACATGGTGTTGGGCATGAGCTGGGTTACTGTGATGGCCCATAGTAAAACCGTACAGAAGTTATTTGGCGGATACTTCAATGGAGCCACAAACGACAATAGTTGGGACAGTAGATTTTTTACAGTGTTGTTTGCCGGAGAAGGGCTACACAATTCCCATCATTGGAGTCCAGGGGCCAGTGATTTCAACCATCACAAACTTGACCCAACTGGGTTAGTTATCCGATTTTTTAAACGCTGATTGATCAGGCACACGTCCAATTAACCGTATAAACCAATAGCCCGTATCCCAATCACCAGATTTAAAACTATTGGTGGCCGCACCTGCTTCTGCATGGTGATTGTTGTGATTTCCATCACATGGGCAGAATATTGCCGCCACCTTGCTGTTGAAAGAATAGTCAGAAGTGTTAAAATGTCTATAGCCAAATTGTCCTAACCAACGATTGTGTGCTAGAACTGTGATGTAACTTGTGGCTTGGAATCCATATATCACTGGCACAAAATACAGGTAACAGGCTAACCTAATATCAATCAATGCCAATACTAACACATATCCTAGGACAATTTTAAAATAATGTTTGTGAAAAAATTTATGTATGGGATCTACGCTAAGGTCTTTGACTATGCGTGGATTTATATGGTATGTTGGAAAGTAATAAAACCAAAGTTTAATACTACGCCATAGGCCGCCACCATTGGTGTTTGGACTGTGTGGATCATCCTCATGGTCAGATGTCTGATGATGTTTCCTATGTGTGCAAGACCATGCTATGCTACTGCCTAAACTCATTATGGTAGCCACAGTTAACATGATAATTTTTAATGCTTGATTTTTAGTTTCAAAGTTTTTATGTGCTGAATATTTGTGTAGGCCGCAACTGATACCTATTAAGGTCATCAACCAACCTAATAAAAAGAAACTAGTAAGAAAATATACAAGATCAAACTCAAATGCCAATGTGTATAGGAATCCAATATAGGCAAAGGCCTGTAATAATTTGACTTTAGTATCTAAGGTAATTGTACGCATGATTATATTTATAGAATGTATGGTACTCCCAACGAGATTCGAACTCGTGTCGCCTCCGTGAAAGGGAGGTGTCCTAGGCCTCTAGACGATGGGAGCCTATTTAACATTGGTGCCCCAGAAGAGACTCGAACTCTTACACCTTGCGGCGCTGGAACCTAAATCCAGTGCGTCTACCAATTCCGCCACCGGGGCATATACTTTCTGGCCTGCCCTAGAGGATTCGAACCTCTGACCCTGGGATTAGAAATCCCATGCTCTGATCCAACTGAGCTAAGGGCAGGTCTGGTGGGCCATCTGGGATTTGAACCCAGTGCCTATCGATTATGAGTCGATTGCTCATACCAAATGAGCTTCTAGCCCGTAAAACGGTGCTGGAGAAAGGAATCGAACCCTCGACATCCTCATTACAAGTGAGGCGCTCTACCTACTGAGCTACTCCAGCATTTATGGCGGAGAGTGTGGGATTCGAACCCACGATCCGGTTACCCAGATGCCGGTTTAGTAGACCGGTGCCTTCAACCACTCGGCCAACTCTCCAAATTTTATTTTTTGTAAAGATAATCTTTACCTATTTTACCTTGATCAACTTCGCAGAGTGCTTCAACAATGGGTTTATTATCATATATCCCCATTTCTTTACGATCTGCAAAAATTCTAGAATTTGCTATTTCTCTTGCTCGTTTTGATGTTGCTAGAATTAATTGAAACCTATTACCGTCAAATGCTTTAAGACAGTTATCTATATCATATCTTTCTATTGTATACTTGACTTTTTTCATATCTGTCCTTTTTGTTTATTCTTTTATATTATACCTGATCTATCAATCTATGTCAAGTAATATATTTTCTACAGTCTTCAAGTTCTGGTACATAATCAACCAATTTAACATTTCTTGATTGATCTAACATGTCGTTAAAATTAAAAAATTTAGTTAGCCAATAAACGTTAGGTTCAGGATCTTTACTATAATGAGCTAATAATGAATCAATCATTGATTTATTATCACGAGCATCAGTATAGTACATTTTAGTCTGTTTAATTTTTTCCAATGACTCTACAACTAATTTTGAATTAGGGTGATTAAACACGTTCATTGTTCCATCTGGCCAATAGACCTGTTGAAGGAAAACAGTACTGCTTGGAAATTCTCTATCATAAAACTCATACAGTAAGTGAAGATTGGTAATATTCCATAGACTAGGAATACATTCTAAACTGATATAAAAACCATTATCTCTTAGACGTTTAGCATTATCTACTGTTCGTTGCCATTCACTGCCCCATCTGATATAGTCGTTAACTTTACCAAACCCATCAATACTAAAACTAAAATTTACATCATCAAACTGTTTACAGATGTTAATTAGTTTATCGCTGACCTTTTGTCCATTGGTATTAAGAGTAATATCTAAATCTGTACGACCTGCATCTATACACCGTTGAAGAAAATCATAGAAAGCAGGCATTATAGTAGGTTCACCACCTGTGCTATATATTCTTGTTCCTGAAGAAATATTTTCTACATCAATATGATCATAGTTACCCCAAATTTTAGGGTATGATGGGTAATTAAAATTTATACGTTTAAACTCTTCCTCAATGAGATCACTATTTTCAGGGCAACACATTCTACATTGTAGATTGCACTTGTTACCAGGACGTACTTCATAGTAGGTAGGTAGTGTGATCTTATTAAGATCATCTAAACTCTTAATATTCATTTTTACCGCCCAGTCTAAACTTTCATGTACTCTGGTGCTGGTAAATCCTAAATTTTCTTCTTTATAACAGAGCTGACAATGATTTAGTTGTTCTCCCTGTAACATCTTCTGTCTAATTAGATTAAAATCTGCGTCTGATTGCCAATCATCAAGGTCTTTTAATTTTTTAATAGGCAGTTTGGTTTTACTACAGAGCAAGACATCACCATATTCTTCTAGAAGGTGCATCCATGGATACATACAGAAACTTTTATTTTTTGCCAGTAGGTCTGACATAAACTGTATACTCTGTGTATTATCATTTGATCTAAATTCTGTTTGATAGCCTAACTTTTCTAATTCTACCATAATCTTAAAAGTAGATAGCAGTGTTTTCCAGTGACTCCATTCTTCTAATGGTTGATCTAATAGTATTATTTTATCAAACTGTTTGGCTAGTTTTACAATACCCCCTGCATAAACATCTACTATGCTGGTATGGTAGCATCCTAGTTGAATATTAATTGAAATATCTGTGATTAATCCGTGATTAACTGTATTATTTTCTTTAGCAAACTTTTCAGTCTGTAGGTCTGAGTCAGGGCTATTACTACCCAAAAATAATACTTTTGTTTGATCCATTGAACTACTCTTGTTTATTGAACTAATATTTATTTGTTTAGATATCAGCTAAAACTAAATGCTAGTTTTCCGCCAATGCGTGAACTGTAATAATTTTTACCGCCATCTATTAGAATACGACCTTCAAAGTTTGGCGGATATACAGCATTAAAATTTGTTAGTATGGCATCATTACCTTTCTTAGTCATTTTGGTATAGACTTGAATAATCGATGATTGATTTAACAATGCTAGAGCACCTTTGGAGAACTCTAAATTTTTATTAATTTCACTAGCTACAGTTTTAGCCACAGCAGACATGATAGCATATCCTGTATTAAAACCTTTTACATCATTGTTAACTTTAAACCCTGACATGATTGTTTGAGCATCGTTACTGATGTTATTAAAATCAACCTTGCCTTTATTAATATATGTTTCTACTTCTTGAAATAGTGCTGTAGTAATGCCAGGAATTTTTAGTGCCATACCCAATTTAAACGGTCCAATTTTGGCATTTTCTTCTGCAATCACTTTTACCACTTGAATAGTATATTTGGCATTTTTTAATAATTCTTGATTACCTTCTTTTTCTGCTTTGAGATAAGCATCATGTAAGTTCTTTGCTGATGCTTTAGCGCCTGCACCACCTTTTGATGAAATACCTATTTCTTGTCCATTAGGTGCAATTAAAAAACTATCGCATAAGGCCGCGTTCATTGCCATTGGCCACATCATTTTACAGTTAGCCCATGACGCACCACCTGCTAAAGTTTGACGTGCTTGTTCTGCTTGCCCTTTAATAACACCACCTGCTAGAGATATAGGTTGCATGATTTCACCAAAATAATCACGTATGGCTTCCATTTGATTGGCCATTCCAGGAAATACAATATCTCCACGACCTTGTGCTAATTTTTGTAGATTCTGTTTAAATATTTCTTTGACGTTGTCTGGTGCATTAGTTTCTACTGTACTAATGACCTGATCAGTTGACATAAACTCATTTTCAGTTTTAATTAGATTTTGGGGATCGTAGCCCACTTGAAGTTTAGTAGCACCTTTGGTTGCTAATTTCCAACCTAGAGGTATTTGTTTATTGTCCCAAACTCCTAACATGTTATGTTTTGTTTTTTGTAGATATCTACCCCATAACATGAAACCACCTTCTCTATCATTTAATACTGCCACAGCAAAGGCTAACATACCTGAATTAGCCGTGTTAGTCCAAGTAATTTTAGAATTCATTGATTTTTCGTATTCTGCTATAGTTTGATCACGTTCTTCTATAGAACTAAACTGTGATTGGTCAGGATCAGGATAGGCTTCAACTCTAACAAATTCTGCTTCTTGGCCGTTAGAATTGATAAAATGATCGCCTTCTAAACGACCAAAAATACCTTTTGCTTCAATGAGGAATTCAGATAAACGCATAATATATTATTTATCTACGTTCAATATCTACTTCATCACAGCCAATACCAAACTGTATTTCAACTATGTGACACGGCTCTGCAAAAGGATTGGTAATTTTGTGCCAACGTTCTACTGGAACAACATATTCATCATGCTTGTGTAAATCTTTATGCCATGTTGTTGCGTTATCTTCAAACTCAATCCTACATTGTCCCTGTGCTACATGCCATAGTTCTTGTCTACAGAAATGTCTCTGCATTGATAGACTTTTTCCAGGCATGACCGTAAGTTCTTTTACTTTGGTTGTTTCTACATCATGTAGCACACGATAGTACCCCCAATCACGTTCTGTCTTAGGTGCTATCCAATCTTTTAATATCCAACTTGATGAGTTTTCTTTATCGCCACCAACACCAAACTCAAACTTGACTGCTGGATCATTCTTAAAGTGTTCAAGTTCAGGAATATTACTACTGGTCCTATCACCACCATTAGCAAATATAATTTGACTATTTGGATACAGCATTTTAGCATTGTTAATTGCTTCTATAGCAGTATCGTCATTGTCATTAAACAAAAACGTATGCTCTACATCTTTAAGATTTTGTATGATAGGAATTCTATCTGAGTGTGGCATAAAAGGTTGCCCTTTTTTACGTGTAAGCCACGCATCTGAGTTAATACCAACTATTAACATATCGCCTAGTTGTCGTGCTGAATGAATGTAATTAATGTGTCCGCGATGTATTGGATCAAACCCACCTGTTACTAGGACTACACGATTAAGCATACTATTCCTTTTTAGGCGGTCTCATTACTCCAACTGGTTTGAGTCTAGGAGTGAGGATTTCTTTATTTACATTTTGTAGAATAGAAGTTTTGTCAGATTTAGTTGTTTCATTAAATGATCCTTCTACTGTTGTTTCAACTCCTTGAGGAATTTCTGTCCAACTACTAACATAGTCTACAAAATAATTTTCTTTATCTAACCATGGATAAACTATATCCTCTTGTCTAAGGTGACCAAACTTATTAATTGATGCTTCAACACTAGGATTTAATAATTTTAGATCTATTAGATCAAACCAACTAGTGGTTGCAGGATCCATTGGTTTTATTTTTGTTTTATATACTGCTATCTGTAACCATTCATCATTGAATCGTTTTAACATGTAGGCATCTCTACAGTCAAACCCATTGACTGCTAACATGTAAATTAAGTTAACAGGTGTATAATGATAGTAACATCCGCTATAGCTACGACTGTAAAAACGATTGTCTTTTACTCCTGAATGTTGTGGAATGGACAGCAATAACATTCCATTTACACTCATTTGTTCATTCCAAAGTTTAAGTGTTTCTAATGGTTTTGTACTGTATTGTAAACTATCATGACTCCACAATAGATCAATCTTAACTGGGCAACAAAGTTCATTGAAGTCTTTGTTAATCTTGTTTATGTTTGTTAAATCAGGAACCTGTGCTAATTTTTTTGGATCTTTATCAACGGCAAAACAATTATAGTTATATGGAACAGGAGGATCATCTCTAGTTTCTAATGTAGCCCACCAGGTAATATCTTCACCTGTGCCACAGCCCATGTCACATATAGTACGTAAACTATCAAGAAAACTGTCGTATTCTCTTAGATGACTCAATACCCATTCATTATGATTAGCCAATTGATGCGTCCTCCATGCCAGCAGTACGCAATCTAGTAATATGTCCTAGCATGAAATTTTTACTTTCAAGTCCTTTCATAATACCTAACCATTTATTACGAAGCAGGGCCACTTCATTAATAATAGTTTCAAAATCAATAACTTCGTCTTCTCCGTCTACATATTTTTCAGCGTCTCGCGACGTTAATGCTCTGTTGTAGCTTTCAAGATATTTTTGAAAATATTTTCTTCTTATTTTACGTAACTGTATGTTGAGATAATTTAATATGGCTTCAATTTCTTGTAGTTGGTTAAAACGATGCTCTGTAACGCCAGGAAGGCCACCTAAGGCCTTTTCAATATTACCATGAACACCAATTTCTCTTTTTGCTGTATCTAACTCAAACTCATAGTGAGCTATCATGTCAGGAATAGCATCTAAACTAGCAACTACTTTACTGTACCACATTAGTAATCATCACTTCCATAGTCAACATCTTCATCTTCATCTTCATCTTCATAAAGATACTCTTTTACAGCATGACTCAGATAACTATCAGTTCCACCAAGTTGTTTAAGTCCAGACTCACTAACACCTAAATCAGCAACTAGGCTAATAACATGATCAGCCGCGGCCTGTCTATCTTTGCTAGGAATATATTCTTTGGTTGTTAACCACATCTCACTGAGAATATCCACTTCATTGTTTATACTCATATTTTAACTCCATTAACCAATTTTTCATTGTATCAGGAAAAATACTTAGATCTAAACTGCGTCTTTTGGCAAATTCAGTTAAGAATATTCCTAAATTTTCTTTCTGTACTACATTATATTCTGTATTTAAAGTTTTTTTGATTTCTTCATCATACTTAGTATATTTTACTTGATTTATTTTATTTTTGCTAGAGTCATCTAAAACATTTATGTTCAAATAATCAGGATCTGTGCAAAAATTTATTACGTCAAAGTCTGTACCGTGTGTTTCTTGAAATTCTTTATATCCATGTATAGTTAAGTTACTTATCACGCTTGAAAAATGATAGTCAATGCCTAGTTCTTTGATTGTATTTAAGTTAGTAATAAAGTTTGCATAGGTATTGCCGTATCTATTAAATTCATATAGTTTGCCTATAGTTTCTGCACTGACGGTAAGAACTAATTTCCTTTTTATTTTAGTTAATATTTCTTTAAATCTTTTATTGTTAATGCCTAATCCTGTATAGACAAATAACTTAGGACTAGTAATTGAATTTATTAATTCTTCAATACCGTTAAATAAAAAAGGTTCTCCTCCTGTTATTTCAACCTTATTAATATTAGTATAAGACAGTGATTCATTGAGCAAAAGTTTGAATGTATCACTGTTCTTTATAGTTTTTTGTCCAAGTTCTAAAACAATTTTGTCATTGGTGGTTAACTCAAATTTTGGAATATTAAGATAGGCACCATTTTCATTTATGTCCCTTAACCAAGCAGTACTATAGGCTTTATCACAATAAGAACAAGTTAAGTTACAGTCATTACCTAAATTAATATTAAGTAAACTAGGTTCTGCATCTATGTCTGTTTCTCTAACAACATCTGACTTCATCAATTGACGTCTACTGATTACTCCTTGTTCCTCAGCTTGCCAGCAAGTCTGTTGACAACTAGCCACAGCAACTCCATTTAACATCTGTTGACGTTCTTCTTGTAAACTAGGATAATTAAACAGTTGACCTGAATTGTTTTTTAACCATTCTAAATTAACCTTGATAGGTGTAGCCCCGCAACAACTAGATATAACTCTCTTGTGCGGTTCTACTGATAGCCACCAAAATTTTTGAGAACAATAAAATTTAGTCAATATTCTCTTCTTTAGTTACCTCAACTGTTGGCTCAGTCATTGGTTCAACAGCGTCAACATCTGATTCAACTGGATCGTCAGCTGTTAATCGTTTAAGACTTGAACTAATCTCTTTCATAGCAACATCTAAACAGCCATCAGTATTAGCTTCCCATGCTTTACGGAATTGTTTAATAACTTTACCGTCCGCCGTTGTATAAACAAGACTATTACCTTCTTTATTCAACAATTTTTTACTTTCAAGCATGTCAACTAACCCTGAGTATGGGTTCATTCCAGTTTCATATGGTATCTTAACCTGTACTGATTCAAAAGGTTTAGCATATCTAGTTTTCATAATCTTACATGAAGCACGAATACCTTTAACTTCTGATATCTTGTTACCGTCCTCATCCTCTTTTAATTTAAGTTTCTTCATAGCAACAACAATACTTGATGCGTAGATAAAGCCCTGTCCACCTGATATCTTATCATCTGGATCAAACATGTCTTGTGATGCGTATGTATGGTTAGTTGCTACTAAGCCCACATTGTGACTACCAAACATGTTTACGCAGTTACGTACCAATGCTGTTAGTGCTTTAGGCTTACGGCCCATATCACCTTTCATGTCACCTGCTTCAAATTGATTAACGTCTGTTGGTGTTAGCATCATACCTAAACTATCAATAACAAACAGAACTTTAGGACGATCATCTTCAGGTAGTCCTTTATACTCTTTCATAAATTCTGAGATTGTTTTAGCAACGTCGTCAATCATTGCCACGTTAAGTTTAAGTAACTTGTCTTCACTAGTATCAACACCTAAGGCTTTTAACCAATCTTCATCTAAGGCATTTTCTGTGTCTATTAGAATTGGATATATACCTTGTTGTTGTGCATGTCTGATAATATTACCTGAACAGATATATGATTTACCCGCACCAGACTCACCTGCAAACACTGTTACCTTACCCAACGGAATGCCTCTTTCAAAGTCACCACTGATAAGATAATTCAGTGTATAATTTCCTGTTGAGACCCAATCAGTTGGATCGTTAAAGCCAATGCCCAAACCATCAATGCTTTTGGTAATTGACTTTCTAAATTTTGATAAATCAAATGGTTTTGCCATAATTATTTGCCCTCTATTAAACTATAAAATTCTTTATAAATCATTCTACTATCCACTCTACGTCTTTGATCTAGTTTAGCTATTTCCTCTAAACATTGATCTAAATTCTTCTCAATTGGTATATTAATATATTTTAACATATTTTGTAAACTATTTTCAAGAAGAAAATTTGGTTTTTTGTCCAACCATGATGTTATTCTGTCACTAATAGAATCTAATACATGTTTTGGTAAATGTCTGACATCTAAAAATTTTGGTTTAGTTATTGGTCCAATTATAAAACTATTATTATGAAATCCTTTTGACTGTAAAAATTCTACACAATCAAAAATTGATAGATAGTTTAATAAATGATGTAACATGTTAAATGATATTAAATGTGGTAATTCTTTTATTTCATCTAAATTTTCTAAAAAGTCTTTCCATTTTCCACCATACCTAACATACTCAAACTCGTCTCCCATTTCATCTAAACTAATTGTCCAATGCACGTTAGAAAATTTTGTTAATAGATAAAATACACGAGTTCCAGTTTTACTTAAATTAGTATTAACCCTTATATTAACATTTGGATTTTTTAATAATAATAATTCTAACAGTTCTTCATTTTCTTTCATTAGTAGTGGTTCACCACCTGCTAGATAAACGTGTTTAAGTTGATGTGCATTATCAAATACAAACTTTTTCAATTCTTCTATTTGTTGTTGCTGTGGTTGTTTTATTGAAATCTTTAATTCATTAGCCCATTTACTAGAATACTCAGGAGTACAGTAAATGCAACTATGATTACAGACATTTGACCATCGTATATCTATTTTACGAAGATCAAAATTATCTATTTTGTCGTATAATTTACTATCAACAGTTTTTAATTCTTTAAGATAAAATATTCTGTCACTGATAACATTAAAGTTGCCTTTGTGCTCACTTTCAAGATCATAGCATCCATCGCACCCTGCTCCAGGTTGGCGATCTAACATATTTCTTTTAATTTTTGTATTTTTTTCTAATATAGAATGTATTGATTCTTCAATGATATTACCAATTGGCCTTTGACTACGAATGCAATTTAAAACATCTCCATTGGAATTATACATAAAACCAGTCCATGGAATTGGACAAAAAGAAGTATTAGTAAGATATTCTTTAGGATCCATTGGTATAATCTACTCCTAGGCTAATCTCATAAACTTTCATTGTAGGCCCTGCCAGTTCTAAAATTTTAACCAATGTTTCTGCCCACTGGTCAACTGCTACTGCTTTTGAACTTGAGTGGTCACCTGTGTGAACTTCTCCTGGTTTAACAGCACAGATTTGAGGCCATAGATTTCTGTGTGCTAAAATTTTAGTAGCTTCTTCTAATGCTACCTTTTGATTTCTATAATGTTCCATATCTAACCCATCAAGAGTTGCTTTTGGTGCTAGAGTCATCATGGTACTAATTATCATTATATACTTGTTTGGAACACCTTCCCAGTGTTTGTAAATTTCAAACAATAGGTCAGTTTGAGCATATCCTTCTTGAGCATTGTTGATAAACATATCACAGTCTTTGACTTTTTCTATGATCTTTGGTATGTTACGTATATTGTCGCCATAGCGTTTGCTTAGACCAACAATGGTATGTCCTTTCTGTTCATACTGTTTGGCCAGAGCTTGGCCAATTCCTGATGTGTGTCCTGTTATGGCTATTCGCATTCTAATAAATCTCTTGGTTCATTGTAAAAAGTAAAACTGGCCACTATCCTTGGCAAGTCTTTTGGGTCAATTTTTTCTACGCTGTGCTCTATCTGTGAATTAAAAACCACTGGTAACTTCATATCATATAGTTCTGCTACTAAATCATTGCCTTCATACCAGCGATTTACCCACCCTTTGGTATGTAATACTGGTAAATTAATTTTAGCCAATACAGGTGGCTCGTCTACATGTTTAGGTAGTTGATCATTATCATCAATGATGGTCACTGCGGCATGCCTAGGTAACAGTTTGTTTTGTTTAAAAAATTCTAACAACTCAGGAACATCTGCTAACAGTTTTTTACAGTCAATAAAATGCCAAAAACTGCCTTGGTCATTTGAAATAGGTTTCCCTATTAGGTCAGTTTCTTTTAATAGGTGCTTGTATATTCCTGCACTGATAGTTTCTATATCTGCACATGGAAGTTCAATATAGGCTTTTAATTTACTCATAGTAGTCTTGATATCTAATGCCTCTCAATTGGTCTTGATTATGTATATATTCTAAAATTTCTGTTGAGTTATCTTTCCATATTGCTGATTGCGTTTTAAATTCATTTTCTACACCCTGAGTAAAATTGTTTGAGTATCTAATGTCTAGGGCCTGTGGAAAGTTTAGTAATGCCCAAGAATGTGGTATTTTATGTTTATTAGCAAAGTTAACTATATTATCAAAGTCTTTGACATTTAAAGCACTAACTGTGGTCCATAAATTTAAATCAACCCCCATATCCCTATAGGCTAATAAGATTATTTCAAATTTAACCCATTTAACAGGCCAACGAACATATTCATATATACGACCCACACCATCAATACTAGCAGTGACCGTGACCTTAATACCTTGTTTGACAAGATCAATTAATTCTTCAATGATTAAATTACAATTAGTATTAATCCTTACACTTTTAACATTTTTAGGTAAGTTAGCAAGAATCTGTTTGTAATTTTTACTAGCACTAGGTTCCCCGCCATTGATGTCTAGATGTACTATTCTATCTGTAGGTAGTGACCAAAATCTTTTACTGTTATCTACTATAGGATATGTTTTACTTTTTAATCCACCTATCAATGTACTATAATTTTCATCACAGGTTTGACAGGCTGAATTACAAACATTATCTAGTATACCACCCACTGACAAGTAATCTGTTTGTTTTTGTAGTTTATGAAACTTAATAGCGTTAAGCCTAATACTAGTTCCATTGGCCTGTTCAGTTTGCATACAACGTTCACATTCTATAGGCCAAATATCCTGTGCCATATTTTCTTTAACACCTACTAGCCATTTACTGGATTCCATATCCTCTAATGTGGCAAATTGTGGCTGGCGAACCATATGTCCACAACGGCTAACAGTACCATTAGGGTTAAATCTTACAAAATGATCTAGTCTAGGGCAATACATGTGATACTCCCAACAGTGCTTGATTTTTACCTATAGTATCAAAAAAAGCCTGAGGATCACGATTCATTAAATGAACTATTATTTGTCTTACGGTCCAACTTTTCCCTAATAGATCAAATAATCTTTCATCTAATCTGATGTACATTTGATTTATAGTCAACTGTCTTAGTTCTTGTACTGTTTCGTCATCTAAAATCCACATAGCTTCAGGTTTTACGTGCAAAGATGTATAGTCTCCAATTGATTCCATACCTGCTATTTTTAATTTTGCATCTGGCGACAAATATCTTGCCAGATTGATAATCCAACTTAGTTGAGGTGAATAATGTCTATTTAAAAATAGATAATGTTTAACAAAATGTAATATTGTTTCTTTGTCTAATTTTGGATAGTCACGCATCAAGTTCCAAACAAACGTATTAACCCCACTAACAAATCTTTCTGTTGGATTTCTAACTATTATATCAATGTTAGTTAACTTAGTAATTTGTTCGTTATAGTAACGTCTATGTTTTTGTTCTGTTGAATTTATGTTTATGCTGGTATAACCATTTTTGTAAATGGGATAGATGTATCGCTGTGAGGGTTCTATTTCTATTACCTCACAGCGATTAGGATAGATTACGTCATCTAATCCTGATAACATCTACAGTCTTCTTAAGAAGTTTTACGGTTACGGATCATCGCTAGGATGTCTTCAGCACGTTGACTACCACCTGCAGGAGGAGTAGTAATTGGTGCTGTAGGAACCGCTTCAGCTACAGGCGTTGGTGTATTTAAAGCACCATTATCTTCTGCAATTGAAGGTTCTGCCACTTGTGGTGCTGGTGTAGCACTAGTAGTTGGAGCCGCCGCAGGTGCATTGGCAGTAACTACTGTAACACCTCTTGGTCTGTAGTAGTTACCCCAACGATCTGCGTCATATGCTTGACCATCAACTGATGCTTCAAACATCTCTTTGATAACCTTTAATTCAACATCACTTGGTTTCTTAGGTAAAAAATCACTTAGGTTGTGTAAACCATATTGCTCAATAGCCGCCGCTTCTGTTGCGTCTAGTGCAGATTCTTTACGTGACCATTTTGAAGTTGAATAATCAGCATAACCACCTTTAGATGTCTTAGTAACAACAAAGTCTAAACCACCTTGATAGTCTGTTGGTAAGTTTTCCAATTCTGGATCTAATAAAGCCGACTTGATCAAGTTAAAGATCTGTGGACTAATAATAAATCTACGAATTGGATTTTCTGGTGTTTGATCCTCTGTAATTGGGTTCTCTCTCACAAAGCCTTGGAATAGATATGATTTCTTTTTCCAATACTTACGACCCATATCTTCTAATGATGGATCTTTGAACCAAGTTCTCACTTCTGCTAAAACAGGACATGCTTCACCCCACATTTCCACACATGGTACTTGAACTGTAACAGGTTTACTATCTGCTTGGCCTTTAACACCAGCAAATGGTAAATTAATCATATTACGTTCTACCCAAAAGAATGTATTGTCTTTGTTTGCGTCTGGTAAGAATCTAATGCGAGCTGTGTCGCCTTCTTTAATATTCCAGTGTGCGTAGATAGCGTTGTCGCCGCCGCCTTGTGAATTGCCGCCTGTTCCGCGGTTTTCTGATGCTTGTAACTTTGCTCTAATTTCTGCTAAACTTGTTGCCATGGTATTTCTCCTTGATAATTTGCCATAATGTTTGTGCCTAAAACGCATAACACTCTTGTATTATACGCTATGTTTATTTATCTTTCAAGTGGGTTTTTATATTTTTTTGATTTTTTTGTCAATGAATTTTACCAAATTATCTGCTAGAATTTGATAACCATCAGCAGTTGGGTGTACATCATTCCATTCTTTACAAATTAAATTAAACTTATCTGAAGAGTCTGTGGCTATTTGTTTAAATTCTATATTAAACTTTTCCATAAACTTTTGATGTTGATCAAGTTGGTTAAACCACTCAAAATCACTCAGGTAGACATCCTTAATTGGTTTTTTCAAAATTAATCTGGTAGCACTTGGTATAATAGGTATTAGATTTTCATATGAAGCAATAGACGTATGTAGCATACTCCACCCACCTATACAGAATATTTCTTTATTAAACTGTGATAGTTGATAGTAAAGTTCATTGTAGTAATCATCAAAATAGTCTGCTAGACTGTGATAATTTAACAGTTCTTCAATAAAATTAGAGTCTAGTATACGCCAATTTGGTTCATTGTTATACAATCCATGATAACTGTGTTCTCTGAAAGCATCTGTTTGTAGGAACAAAACAATGTCAAATTTTTCTAATTTTTGTTTTGATAATTGACTAACTATGTCAGTGTTAGAACATCCTGGTTGACTAACGTTGGTCACTAGATACCCATTGGTTTGGAATATTTGTTCTAGTCCATGGCCAGTAGGCTTATATTCTGCGCCTGTACCTTGGTACTCGCCTATCCCCCAACTATCGCCTGCTATTAATATATGTTTCATACGTTTGTCTATTATGTTCTAAAATAGGAAGTAAGTTTTGATGTAGTTTGTTAACATCAACTGTTGACAACCTATCAATTTCTTTAAGTATGGCCTGTAGTCTTTGACTATGATTGGTTATTGTATCATATGTTTCATCTATCCATGGACTAAATGTTTTGAACCCAAAACTTCTAATAGTTTCTAGTACACCATGACCACACAATACAATAAATGGTTTACCTATATATAAGTTTTTAACAGTTTTTTCTGTGATCCATGCTGTAGTAGCAACATCTGTTTCAACTACTATCTCCATAAAATAATCATTGTAGGGCTTTCTTTCTGCACCAACAATCATTTCATGTGTGTATACTCTATTAGGAAATAATTGGTCATAGACTATTGGTGTATTATTATTTGCCCAGGTGATGTCATCTTGAAACATTGATTCAAACTGACGATCACAAATCATTCCGTGTTCCTGATAAGAAATAAAACTATCAGTGGCATAGTTCTCTACCAAATGTCTAACAACTTTTAATCTGTAAAAAGTTCCTCTATGAAACCATACAGCAAATTTTTTACTAAAATTTCCTTGAGGAATATTAATGTTTTTAATAGCTGGATAAAGTATATGACACCAATAAGGAATAGATTCTTCTAAACATTCAGTAACATTTTCTAAATTTAACTTTTCTCTAGAAACTACTGCACATGTTTCATATGTTAATTTAAACTCTTTTACTATTTCTTTTATTATCTCTCTAGCACCTGATAAAGTTAGGTTAGCACCATCTTCTGAAATAAAGAGAAACTTTTTATCTTTGCCAATTTCATGTAACTTATATAACAGTTCGTCTTTGCCTCTAAGGGTATAATCT